CTATGCTATTTATAAGAGTTTATATCTATATGATGAAGAAGGAAGACAATATCATAAGCTAAGAAAAACATTTAAAGATTTTCTAGGTAAGAGATACATAAAAGATGTATTAATTGATATAGATAGAGCCGATAATACTGATGAATATACACTTAACAAAACAAAAAGTGTACTATTTGAATTAGAAGAATTAGGAGTTCAAAAACGCTCTTATAATATCTATTTTAGTGGAACTGGATATCATATAATAATAAGTGGAGAAGTATTCAATTTTCCTGAAGGAACTTCGGATTTACCATTTATTGTTAAAGAAACAATGAATAATTTATTCAGTGAAATAGATTTAGCAGTATATAATAGAACATCAATATATAGATGTGAAGCTACCTTAAATCCAAAGTCTGGATTGTTTAAAATTCCATTAACACATGATGAGATAAGTACTCTTTCAGCTCAAGAAATAATTTCTAAAGCTAAAGATCAAATACTTCTTCAAGGTGAGCCTATTTGGGGAGATGGAGAACTTGAGAATAAAGTCATTACTGAAATCCCCAAAATAAGGATAATGGAATCCAATGTAGAACCTCGAAACATAGTACCCTGTGTTCAAAAGATGTATAAACTTGGCCCTGAAGAAGGATCAAGAAATAATACTATGATGCGAATAGCATCCCATTTCTTTAGACATGGTATACCTAGTGCAGCTTGTAAAGCAGCATTATTAGAGTGGAACAATGGACAATTAAGAAGTGATGTTATCATCAAGAAGGTAGAAGATACATATCGTGGTGGATATAAATATGGCTGCAAGGATGTCTTAATGGCTAAGTATTGCCAGACACATTGTATTCACTACAAAAGAAAAGACTATTTGATAGATGTAAAGAATAGCGAAGAACTGCAGTCAGAGTTAGCAGAAAGATTAGAAACTGATTTCTCTGGCAGAACTATAGACTTAGCTAAGTCTCTTGGTGTACACGATAAAGATGCAACAGTATATCCAGGAGAACTAGTAACTATATTTGGTTCAACAGGTGCAAATAAAACAGCACTTGCCCAAAATATAGTATTAGGCTATAACGCTGAATATGATCAAATAGTAAAAGAAAAACAAATACCTACATTGTTCTTATCATTGGAACTATCAGGATTTGTGATGCACAGAAGAAATTTACAGATAGTTTCTGGAGCGAATAAGGATACAGTAATGAATAATTACAAAAGTCTTTACGAGTATCACAAAGAAGAGCTTAGTCATATCATTATGCAATCTGTAAGCCCCACAATACCACAAATACAAGATAAAATTAAACAACTACAACCTAAGTGTGTTGTAATTGACTATATTGACCTCGTAGATGTACCTTTTAATAAAAGAGGAGAGTATGAAAAACTTAATTATATAAGTCACTCTCTATCTAATATAGCTGTTAATGAAGATATTATAATAATACAGATTTCTCAAGTGTCAAGAGATTACTCAAGAAATCAAATAATGGATTTATATGCAGCAAAAGGAAGTGGAGCAATAGAGAATGCATCACGAAAAGTTATAGGAATTACAGGTTCATCTGATGACACAGAAAAGAAAGTATCACTGTTTAAGAACAGCGATGGTGATCTCTTCGATGTCAAGTTAGAATGGACTCCTTCATTCAGATTGAAGAAAAAGAAGACTGAAGAAATTCCTACTAAACCAATGAATAAGAAATTCACTATAGTGGAGGAATAATGGCAACAACAAAAGAACTTGTAGGGGCACTCATAGATATTAATCAAGAGATGGAGAGCCTTGAGCAAGGAAATGACATCGACATGGAGCAGCACAAGAGCCTCGAAGAGGCGAGAATGACGCTACATAAAGAAGTCAAAAGTAAAATCCAAAATGTCGATTACTTTATGGTCGAACTTAACAAAAAAGAACACTTGATTGACGCTGAGGTAGAGTCATTGAAAGACGAAATTGATAGACTCAAATCAAGAAGACGAGGGTTAGTGAAAACAAAGGATTTCTTTAATAAGAATCTTTTACCAGCTGTAATAATGGAAATTGGGAATGACGATGGAGTATATGAAACTAATACCGCAAGGTATAAGCTTTACGAAACATTTGGCCCAGTTGGAGTTGACCCGCATGCAATATCAGACGACTTTAAGAAGGTCGAGATAGTTGAGAAGTTGGATAAAGTAAAGGCTCGAAAAGCCGCAATATCAGCATTTAATGCTGGACAAGAAATGCCACCTGGCATTGACATAAAGAAAGTTAAAAGAGTAAAGAGATCATAATTATTATCTATTGCAAACTTTATTCTTTTAGATATAAATTATCTGGGCTCAGTTGTTCAAACTTAAACGTATACTAGTTCTTGTTTGACAGTGAGTACACCCACGCTGAGCCCTGATATTTAAATGAAGTATGATAAAGAAACATTCCGTGAGGTATTAGAACCTCATCATCGTACTTATTGGAAGATTGCTTATACCAAGCTACAGAGAAAGATGCAAAGTCTCAAATCCTCCCTTAAGAAACGATCTGAAGATTCAGAAGTATTATTTAATGTAACTATGGATGAACTTCGGGAAATGTTTTATACTTCATATGGTAAAGGTTGCAAATATTGTGACAGGAAAATGACTTTAAGAAATATGGTATGTGACCATATTGTCCCGCTAGCTAAAAGTGGAGATTCAATAGTTAAGAACCTGCAGCTAATTTGTAAATCATGTAACACCAGGAAAGGCCCATTAGATGAAGATGAATTTAAAAATCTTATGCAATGGGTAGAACAATTAAAAGACGAAACAAAAGAATATGTGCTGCGAAAGCTCGCAAAAGGAGGAAGATATTAATGAAATTAAATCACGAACAGTATGAAATTATGATGACAGCTTTACAAAATTATAGGGGAGAACTCTATATAAATAGTGGTGACACTACTGTCTTAAATAAGGTTAATGACCTTTGTCAAGCAATTGAAGATGAGAAAAAAGCATTAGACTTAGATCAAAAAAAGATACCCGTTACTGAAGATATGTATGAAGTTGGTTCAGAAACTGGTATAGAGCAAGAATACGCTCTACAAGGTAAACCGAAATGTGATAATTGTGATGAATAATTATACAATTAAAACACCAATTTGGCACGGAGGTAAGAAAACTCGTGCTATAGGAATAGCGGAATTTAGATTACCATGTATTGTTAATATAAGTCATAAAGATAAGTATGACAACCTAACTTATCCAGGAAAATTTAAAATAGAAAAATCTGATGTAGAATCATATGATAGGCAAATATTGAGAAATTCTGTAAAGCTTGTCATAATTCCTATAGAGGATTTATATGAAAAATTTGAGGTAACTAGTGAATAATAAACAAATACTAAAAAATAAACTCGTCCATTTAGAACAAGCTCTAATGGAAGCTGACTTTGCAATGAGGGCAATGGCTGAGAGAGTGGATGAAATGCAGAGTAAAATAAACAAGTATAAAATTACTAATGATCCAAAAATCTTGGAACAGAACAATGATTTAATACTTGACCTAATTAAAGAAAGGTTAAGGGTAGGTGCAAAAACATACCATCAAAATGTACCTATTATGCCAAGAGATGACATCACAAGAGATAACTTTTATGAAGCTGTTGAAGAAGCACTGGATTTATCCGTATATTTGTCAGCTTATATGCTGCGTTTAATGGAAGAGAAGGAAAAAAGAGAGTACGAACCAACAACGGCAGATGAGCATAATGAAAAACATCTTGAAGGGGATGTTGATGGCGATAAGGAGAAAGGCAATGACAAAACTAAGGAAAGCACAACTTGAATGTGCTAATTGGGATGTTGGTAACTGCCTTGGTTGTAATCTATATATTGACAGAGGATACCTAAAAAGAAATAATTGGGTACCAGTCTTTCAAACTATAAATACAGACAAGGTCGATAAGCCTTGTATTGTAGAAAAGGGATGTAAATACTTTGATAAATTCGTAGCACGATAAGTTACAACTTAACTTGGTTAACCTTTCGCCAAGGTAGCTTATCTCTCCCCAGGGGAGGACATAAAGGGGTCTTACTATGCCCTGTTCTCCCCTATCCCTTTATCTTCTAAATAAAGCAAGTCTCATAGCTCTCTTCATGAACCATTTAGCACCATGTTTTGCAGCTTTTCCATACTTTTTTTCTTTCATGGCTAAGTTAAATTTTATTGACCTAGGGACTCTTTTTACATCTCTATCAGTAACAACATTAAAATGAACTTGTCGTTGAAGCGGGTCATTTTGCATTAGAACATCATATTTATCACTAACTAAAATATTGTT